TAAATTCATAGAAGAAAGCTATGCCACAGATAAAGCTGGTGTTCGTAAGACATCAGCAGAACCTTTAAAAGATTTAGGTGATACCGAAAACATAGCGTTAACTACTTTAAAATCTGTAATTGATAGCATAGCATTAAATAAAAATCTTTTACAAACTTCAATCACCATTGGTACAAATATTGAGTTTGAGTATAAAGTAAAAATTTTTAAAAAAGAAATGCCAAATTTACATTACAAAGTGGCTGCGGATTTAAACAGAAGAACTAAAAATGTAAAACACAAAAGAAAAGTTTTTAGTCACACACTAGATAAATACAAAGTTAAGGTACAAGATTGGGATATATCTAAAAAAGTTTTAGTTGGTCAACAACTTATTGATTTGTTAATTGAAAGCACAGGGTTATGTGAAGTAGTCCCAATTAACGTAGCCCGTAACAGAACAGTTAATTACCTACAATTTAAAAAAGAAATAAAAGAAAAAGTAGATAAGAAAAATTTTGAATGTAGTGTTCTTACGCCATATTATAAACCAATGGTGTCTAAACCTAGAGAGTGGCTTAACAGTCCTTTTAATGGTGGTTATTACAATGAATACTTGTCTAAACAACCTTTAATTAAAACAAATGATTTTAATTATTTAAAAGAATTACAACAACAAGGTCATAAAGATTTTTACAAGGCTATAAATCATTTACAAAATGTTCCGTTTAAAATTGATAAAATTATGTTCCAAGTTATGGAGTTTATCTGGGACAAAGATTTAAATATGGGTCAATTTCCAAGTAGAGAAAGTTTACTTGACGAAAAAAATAAACCTAAGAATATTTTTAGAAGTGAGTTAGTTGATACAGATAAAGAAGCCTTAATAAAATATAAAAGAGATTGCACAAACGAATACAGAAACGAAATAGCACGAGTTTCTAAAGTCTTGTCTACGTCAATAGCTGTATCAATTATTAAAGAATATTTAAATGAAAATTCTTTTTATTTTGTTTTATTTATGGATAAACGTGGAAGAATTTATACGATTGGAAACTATTTAAGTTATCAATCAGATCAAAAAATTAGAAGCATCATAGTTTTTAAAAATGGTGAGAAGTTGGGAGATAGAGGTCGTTACTGGTTGTTTGTTCACGCTTCCAATACTTTTGGTAATGATAAAATATCATTTGATGAACGGGTTAAGTTTACAGAAGACAATTTCGAGCTTATGCTATCTTACGCTGACAATCCTTTTGAAAACAGAGGTTGGAATAAAGCAGATAAACCTATGGAATTTTTACAAGCTTGTTTTCATTTAAAAGAATACAAAAAGTACGGGTTAGATTACGTTTGTAACCTGCCAATCTCGATGGACGCTACTTGTAGTGGATTACAAATACTTAGTATATTAATTAGAGATTACGAAACAGCTTGGAAGGTGAATGTTACCCCGTCCGATACCCCGCAAGACATCTACACTATTGTTGCAGAATCAGTTTTAAAAGAAGTAAAAGAGTTAGCTGGTCAGGGGTCATACGAAGCTAACAGGTGGCTGCAATTTGGCATCACAAGAAACTTACTTAAACGAAACATAATGACGTATGTGTACGGGTTAAAAAAATTTGGTGCAAGAGAACAGGTGTTTGATGAATACAAAAGACAATTAGAATTAGGCAAACCTAAAGTATTAAAAGATGATGGTTTTCAAGACTGTAAATGGTTAGCAAATATAAATTGGAATCACATACAAAAACAAGTTCCTAAAGCATCGGAACTTATGGTTTGGTTTCAAGATGTAGCAAAATTATTTTCACAAGCTAATTTACCTATGAGTTGGGTAACTCCTATGGGTTTCAAAGTTATTCAAGATTACAGATACTTACAAAAGTTTAGAGTTAAAACCGCAATATCTGGATCTTTAGTCTATACAACTTTAAGGAGACAATTACATAAATTTGATACAAGAAAAATGCAAAGTAGTATATCACCAAATATTACACATAGTCTAGACGGTGCTTTAGCACAAGCAGTTGCTTTACGTTGTAAACACAGTTCAGATCCCATACCTAATTTGTTAATGGTTCACGATAGTTTTGCAACAACCGCTAATAAAATAGATTTATTACATAAATTTATTAGACAATCTGTAGTTGATTTATTTGAAGAAGATTACTTAATGATTTTGTACAAAGATTTTTATAAACAATTACCAAATAAACAAAAACTTTTGTTAAAATTACCACCAGAAAAAGGTGACCTTGACATTAAAAAAGTGTTGGAAAGTAAGTATTTTTTTATGTAATTTATAAAAGAGAACGACATTTGGTGTACTCTTGGAAGTACAAGTTAAATCTTGGAAACTATAACTCAACAAAAAAAAATATATGGAAAAAGTAAAGTTAACAACCTATACGTCACCAACAGGTACGGCATTTTACCCGTATTTGTTTACGCCAGATACTAAATTTGACGCAAACGGTGTCTATAATATAAAACTAAAGTTAAAAGATAAAGAAGCAAAACCTATTATTGATTTAATTAATAAGGAAATAGCTTCTGAATTATCTAAAAATAAATCTACAAAGAAATCTGAATACTTACCTTATAAAAAAGTAGACGGTGGTATTGAGTTTCATTTTAAACAAAAAGCAAAAGGTAAAACTAAATCTGGTGTTGAATACCAAAAAACAGTTAAAGTATTTGACGCTAAAGGTAAGGCAATAACTACGCCTTTAATTGTTTATTCTGGTAGTATAGTTAAAGTTGCATATCAAATTAGACCTTATTTTACAAATATCTTAGGTTGTGGTGCTACTTTAGTTTTACAAGCAGTACAAATAATAACTCTGGCTGAAACTAATCAAGCTAAAGATAATTTTGGTTTTACTGAGCAAGATGGTTTTGAGTATGAGGAAACTGACAAAAGTAATAAAATGATTGTGCAAAAAAATGGTTCGGTTTCCGAAGAAAAATTCGACTTCTAATTATAGAAGTGGTTTAGAAAATACTGTTATAGAAGATTTAAAAAAACGTAAGATAAATTTTCAATACGAAAAAAAAATAGTATTATATACTAAACCAATTACTCATCATAAATACAAACCAGATATTATTTTGGATAATGGGATTTTGATAGAAATAAAAGGTTATTTTACTTCTGCTGACAGGAAGAAACATCTTTTAGTGAAAGAGCAAAATCCCAACTTAGATATTAGGTTTATATTTGGTAATTCGAAAAACAAAATACATAAAAAATCTAACACAACTTACGCTGATTGGTGTAATAAAAACAAAATAAAATATGCTGATAAATTTGTACCAGCAGATTGGATAAACATTAAACAATAAGGAATTATTATGGGAGAACCAAAAGTTCAAAGTGAATTTGTAAAACATATACCTTGTACAAATCCTTTATGTATGTCTAGTGACGCTAATTCTTTATATGATGATGGTCATACTTTTTGTTTTAGTTGTAATACTTATGTCGGTAGTTCTGGAGTTATTGAAATTAATAAAGAAGAACATAAAACTAAAACTGATTTAGTTTACGGAAACTTTGTTCCTTTAACTAAAAGAAATATAACTTTAGAAAGTTGTCAAAAGTGGAATTACCAAGTTGGTAAAGTTAATAATGAGGTAGTCCAAATTGCAAATTACTATAACAATGAAAGACAAATTGTTTTTCAAAAATTAAGATTTCAAAACAAAGTTTTTAAAACAACTGGAAATATAAATAATGCTTTACTTTACGGTCAGCAACTTTGGAGACAAGGTGGTAAAAAAGTTTGTATATGCGAGGGTGAGATTGATTCAATATCTTTATCGCAATTATTTAACCACAAATACCCAGTTGTGGGAATACCTAATGGTGTTAATGGTGCAGCTAAGGCATTAAAAAAACAACTTGAATGGTTAGAAAGTTTTGAACAAATAATTTTGTTCTTTGACCAAGATTCTTACGGTCAAGATGCTGCAAGAGAATGTGCAGAATTATTTACAGTCGGTAAATGTAAGATAGCTGAGTTTCAACTAAAAGATGTCAATGATATGTTAGTTGCTAACAAGGGGGAAGAAATCATAAAAGCTATGTGGGAAGCCAAAGAATACCGACCAGATGGTATTGTTTTTGGTACTGATCTTTGGGATTTAATTAAACAACCTGTACCGACAGCTGTAGCAGATTACCCGTTTGTCGGGTTAAACAAAAAATTATACGGGTTAAGACGCAGAGAGATAGTTACCGTCTGTGCTGGTACTGGTGTAGGTAAAACATTATTTACAAAAGAACTTATGTATTCTTTAATAAAACAAAATCATAAAGTTGGTATTATACCACTAGAAGAAAGTTTACAAAAAACTTGTCATAGTATTTTAGGAATTAGTTTAAATAAAAAAGTACATATATCTGGAATTATTGGTGTAGAAGATCATCAATTAGAAAAAGCTTACAAAGAAACTATAGGTAGTGGAAAAGTTTTTTTATATAATAACTTTGGTAGTACAGAACAAGAAAATGTATTTAACAGAATTAAATTTTTTGCAAAAGGTTTAGACTGTTCTTTTGTAATATTAGATCACGTATCTATATTAATATCTGGTCTTAATATTGTAGATGAAAGAAAAGCTTTAGATATTTTATTTACTAAACTTAGAACTTTAACTGAAGAATTAAATATAGGTTTAGTTTGTGTTGCTCATCTAAAAAGATTAGACGGCAACCAAGATCATACTGACGGAATTGCTGTATCATTATCTCACATTAGAGGTAGTTCAAGTATTGCTCAGCTTTCTGACGCAGTAATTTCTTTAGAAAGAAACTCTAACAAAAATGAAAACAAAACATTAATACGTGTATTAAAAAATAGATTTGCTGGAGAAACTGGTATAGCATCTGTTATTAATTACGACACAACAACTGGAAGATTATACGAAGAAAATGAACAAAACTTTATTTTTTGATATAGAAACAAACGGAATTAATCCATCACTAATACATTGTTTAGTTATTATTGATGAAAATGACAAAGAATTTATTTTTACAGGAAAGGATATTCTAAAAGGAACAGAACTTCTCGCTAACAATCTCATTGTGGGTCATAACTGTATTGGGTACGACCTCCCAGTTCTCAATAGGTTATTAAACTATTCTCATAAAAAAGAATTAGTCCACGATACGCTTTGTCTTAGTCGCCTTATCTACCCAGACATTACAAATAGCGTTGATATGGTGTTGTTGGCGGGAAGCAAAATTTCTACAAACGTTGTCGGCAAACATAGTTTAGCTAGTTGGGGTGAAAGAATACAATATAAAAAATTAGAATATAAAAAAAACGATCCTAAAGCTTTTGAAGTATTTGACGAAGAAATGTTAAAGTATTGTGTAAGAGATGTTAAGATTACTAAAAAAATATATGAAACATTTATGTCTAAAAACTTTAGTAAGGAAAGTATAGACTTAGAACACAACATAGCTTTTATAACAAAGGAACAAGAACTCCGTGGTTTTTATTTTGATGAAAAGAAAGCACAACATTTACAAGCTAAATTATTGTCAAGGTATAATGAATTAAAATTAAAATTAGAAAAAACTTTTATAGATTGGGAAGAAGATTTAGGAGAGTTTATTCCAAAAGTTAATAGTAAAAAATTTGGTTACGTAAAAGGAGTACCAATAAAAAAAACTAAAATAGTAAAATTTAATCCGTCATCAAGACAACACATAGCTAATAGATTAATAAAATTACATAATTGGAAACCTACAGAATTTACTAAAACTCAAGTACCAATTATTAATGAAGAAGTTTTATCAAACTTACCTTATCCAGAAGCTAAACTATTAAATGAATATTTACTTATTGAAAAAAGATTAGGTATGTTGTCAGAAGGTGACAACGGTTATTTAAAAGTAGTTAAGAAAAATAAATTACATACTTCTTATATTACAAATGTTGTTACTGGTCGTATGAGTTCAAGACAACCAAATTTACAAAACGTTCCAAACATTCATAGTTTATATGGTAAAGAATTTAGAGAATTATTTATACCAAAACCTAACTATGTATTGGTTGGGGTAGACGCTAAATCTTTAGAGGCAGTATGTTTTGCACATTACATCTATAATTATGAAGGTGGTAAAAAATATGCAGATCTAATTGTTAACGGAGATTTTCATACATACAATATGAAAGCTGCTGGTTTACAATCCAGAGAGTTGAGTAAAACAATGTTTTATGCTTTACTTTATGGAAGTTCTTTTAAAAGATTATCTGAAATATTAAATTGTTCTATATCTGACGCTAAAAATATACTGGATAGATTTTATAGACAATTACCTTTTTTAAAACAAATTAAAATTGATATAATAGAAAAAATAGAAGCATACACAGTTTTAAAAGCAATAGATAAAAGGATCTTAACTGTACGAAGTAATCACGCAGCTTTAAATACTTTAATACAATCTTGTGGTGCAATTATAATGAAAAAAGCTTTATCAATATTGTGGGAAAATTTATTGAATAAAGATGCTTGGGTCGTAGCAACTATTCACGATGAATTTCAAATAGAAGCTAAAAAAGAAAATGCAGAATTTGTAGGTCAGTTAGCGGTAGATAGTATAAAAAAAGCGGGAGAACATTTTAAACTTAGAGTGCCTGTTAGTGCTAGTTTTCGTGTAGGAAACAACTGGTCAGAAACTCATTAATAAAAGGAAATATAATGCAAGTAATACTAGTCCTGACGGACGTTGGAGAAGAAAGAATTTCTTATTCTCTATTTGAAGCCAAGAGTGAAGGCGAGACTGCTTATCAAGTATCTATAAGTCCTTCCGTTTCTATAGGTGCAATTCTAGGTTCTTTTTTAAAGACAATAGAAAGTTACACCTATGATTTTGCTAACATAGCAATATCAGAAGAAGTAAAAGCTAAATACCCCGAATCTGATTGGAGAAATAAATTTTTAAAATCTGACGGCTCAGTTATCCAATTAGATTTATCTAAACTTAAACCAAAAGGTAATTCTTAAATGAGTACATTAATAGTAGACGCAGACATAGTTGCATATAAATTATCAACTATTTCAGAAAAACCAATACGTTGGGAAAATGATTTGTGGACTTTACATTCAGATGAAACAGAGTGTGAAGCTATGATAAAAGATTATTTTCAAAATTTACAAGATCAAACTAAATGTAGTAAAATTATTACTGCTTTTTCTGACGAAAATAATTTTAGAAATTCTATATTAGAAGATTATAAACTTCATAGAAAAAATACTAGAAAACCTATAACTTTAAAATTTTGTAAAGATTATATTTTTAAAAACTATAATGGTTACAAAAAACCTGATTTAGAAGCTGACGATATAATTGGTATATTGGCAACTAGTAATATTGTAAAAGGTATTAAAATTATTTGTTCAGAAGATAAAGATTTAAACCAAGTAGAAGGTTTACATTTTAATCCAGTTAATAAAGAATTTTATAAAATTAGTCCTGAGCAAGGTAATTATAATTTTTATTTCCAAGTCTTAACTGGAGATCAATCAGATAATTACAAAGGTTGTCCTAGTGTAGGAGCAGTTAAAGCTACTAAAATTTTAGAAAATTCTAAAAATTATTGGAAATCTGTAGTTGAAACATACAAAGAAAATAATTTAACAGAACAAGATGCTTTAGTACAGGCTAGAGTAGCTAGGATATTGAAGAATAAAGATTATGATTTTAAATTAAAAAAAATAATATTGTGGTCTCCACCTCATAAAAAAAATTTAAAAATAAAACCTATAAATATTTCAGTAAAAGTTTAGATATGTTTAAAGATGATTTACACTCTACGTTAAAAGGTTGCTTAGCTGAACTAGCAGTAGCATACAAATTTTTAAAAAGAGGATATTATGTGTCAAGACCTTTAGATCCCTCTTGTCCATTTGATTTAGTTATTACAAATAAA